TACTTATTGTTTTCAACCGTAGGCTTTATGACGCCATCGAAATCAATTGCAACTATTTTATATCTTCTTTTCATACTTTACCTCCGGTATAAAACATAAGCGTTGATGGTCGCTCCACCAGTACGGCGGCCTTATCCCCCACTGCCGAATCGTAACACCCACACGCGCCTGGCCATCGAAGGGAATAGCACGCATCAACCTGCCATTCGGGCCGTACACGCTCCAATCTTCGGACCAGGGTGTAACTTCCCACCAATCTACGGCACCTAGTCCCTGGGAGGATTTTTTACCTATATGTGTTACGCCTAAGCACAGATCCCGCACAGCCTCTATATCACCTACCGCATACCATACTAACTGGTCAAACAACTGCACCACCAACGGCATGCGGTAGGCTTTGTACCTACTACTCTTTACATTTATCTTTCCACGCTTGCCACCGAAGTTGATATACTTCTCCAGGTGGTCGTCGAATCGCTTGTGCCAGTGCATGACGTATTCGCCCAGGGGTGGCTCCATATTAAACGAGCAGGCCCAGTACCAGTTATCGCCATCCCCCCGGCGCTCGAAAGGAAGTTCCGGGGTAATGAGGTCATTGGTCAGCATATGGCTGCTGGCATTATAATAAGCCTCCGGGTGGTTACGCCGCATCCATTCGGCGGCAAGGATTCCGTCAAGCGGAAACCAAGGGTCAGTTCCCGCTATGCGTCCATCCTGCAAGCGTGCAGTAATGCGTATCGGCTGCATTACTTACCACCGCCAGCTGCAAGCAGTTTCTTTAGTTCATCCGCCTTGTTTTCGAGATACTGGTTATAAAGCTGCACCAAGAAGTCATCATATTGGTTTTTCGCCTCTTCCGCGGGTTTGGACAACCATAAGCAATCTGCCGACACCGACAGAAATTTTCCCGTAGTTTCTTTTGCCCCTGCTGGCCGCCAGGTGTATTCAATGTCGCATAACCCACAGCCTATGTTTGATTTTCCCCCAATATATGGATGTTTTGAAAACTCCACCAGCGCCGACACGAAGGCGCCCAGTTCCAGGTCGGTCATGTCGCATAAATCAATCCGCTGATACAAAACAGCACCCGCCGCCAGCATTTCCACCGTGTACCTCATCTGCTGCGGCAGGTCCTCTTTCTTCTTTTTCTTTTCCTCCTGTACCGGTTCGCTTCCATCTGTTATCGCCAGGGTAGGCTGCCCTTCCGATAAGGCCAGGCGATTTTCCGCTGGATCATGTAGGTATTTGCGTAGGTTTTCGTTTTTAGCGTCGTCCATCCGCGTAAAACTTTTCTCAAACGTCCACTGCCGCCAGGACGGAGCGTTTGGATCGCGCAGGTGTTCCGGCAATATCCGCTGGCACTCGGCAACAAGCGGGTACATCGCGCCGATTTTGACTTTTCCCGTGAGGATCTGATTGCCTACGCTGCCGCCGAAAACGGAAAGCATGGGTACATTACGGCGGTAAAGGCGAGCCTGATCAATGTCAACGGATTGTTCCCCGCCCAGGGAGCCACCGGAGAAAAGCAGGTAGAACACCGCCGGATTATATTGCAGACCACCTAACTTTTCGGTCATGTAGATGGCAGCGAGGTCGCGCAGTATACCGCGGAACGAATTTCCACTGTAAATCGTACATTCTGTAGGTTTTCCGTCTGAATCAATAATGATATCGGTGGACAAATAGGAGTCAACGCCAAGCGACTCACCTATGTGTGAAAGCGGGCTTAATAATGTGATTTTTCCATCTAAACGAATGTTATGTGTCATTATTCAACTACCTCCCCTGTTTCTGTATCTACGAATTTTGCTTCAATCGGCTTTTCTCTTTCAAGCCTATCTCTAACCAGCAAAATGACCAGCGAAGCTTTTTGATAAAGCACGTCCAGTACTTCCCGGTGATCCACCATTTGCAACACGTCCGTTAAAAACTGCCTACGGCCCTTGTCCTGCACCTGGATAACAGACCCATCTTCCATCATCTTCATACTTATTATTCCGTCCGGCAGGGTCTTCGCCCAACGCGGGTGAATCGTTGAGCAATAAAGTTTTGGCTTTAGTTTTTCGATAAACTCTCCCAAATCAGTCGCTCGTTTAGCAACGCTTTTCACGGCCCGTTCAGTCTGCCCCCATAGATCTGGCGTTACCTTGAAGCGTTTGACGTCCCGGCTCCGGTAAATTGCGTAAACTAAAAGGGCAGCTGTAGCTGCCCGCTCGTCGTCTGTATCAAAGTTGTAGAACATGGCTTCTCCTCCTTTTTCTTTTCTTCCAGCTTCTGCGCTACAAATATGGCCAGGTCGAAAAGCCTGGTTCCCCGGTGCGGCGCGATCTTTTCTTCCATTGCTTGAAACTCTGCTAATCCAAACTGCTTAATCCGGTTCTGGTTATACCGTCCCGTTCTGATTTCTTCCTTTGAAAATACGGCATATAACTGCTCAATTACACTCAGCCAGTCAGTTAGCGGTTTCCTCCAGACGCAGACCATCGTATCCTCGAACTGCACCGGAAAGCCGTCTCTGTCGTAAGCCACCTGCGCCCGGAAATGCAGCCAACGCTGGCCGCTAATAGCTATACAGAACACAAACGGCGGTTCCGGCGGTTCAAGCAGGAAATTCCGGATCTCCGGCCTGGAAGGGTGTCTTAGCCCTGCTTCCGTAGCCAGTATGCTGTAATTTCTCAGCGACATAAACGATAGACAAAAGGCGCACCCTGGACACACTGATTTACTCCCCGGCCACCTGGCCTTGTCCCGGTCGGTAAATGTGTCTTTGATCGTCTTTTTTACCGGTTGGCCCCTGCCCCCGGTCAATCCGCCGCAAAGCCAGCAACGGGTGTCCGGTACGTCTGCCAGCGGCACATCGGTGTATTCCACCACTTTACCCATCGCTACGGGTACATGTGGCGTTTTCAGCGCGGCCTGCCTGATAAACTGCGTAGGCGTTAGCATCACCATCGCCATCCCTTCCTTTCGTAAAGTTTGTTTGTCTCCATTCCCGGCAGTAACACTGTCGGCACTACCGGCCAGGCATTAACCTTATCTTCCGGGTAAATCACCGGGATCAGGTATTCAATGTCCTGGTATTTGGCCCGGTAAACGGGGCATAAGCGGCGGTTATATACCTGAACGTCTACTTGCTGTCGGTTGTCCTGGAGTGCAGTCTGAATTATCGTGCGGATGGTTCTGGTCGGTAGATTTGCTACGCGCTGGCGAAATCTCTCTACGGCGTGCGGCGAAACGTAAAATGGTTGCTTAAACATCATCGGTAGCCACTTCCCGCAATATGTCTGCTTTTCGTAGTGCTCGCAAAGCCACTCCGATCATGTGCAGAACGTACTGCTTCTTCTGATCCGCCCGCACTGCTTTTCTGTACCTGCACATGGCTATTTTTACGGCGGCAGGACTTCTTCTCTTGAGTTTTTCCGCTATTTTCTTCACCGGCCAACCTTCAGCGTAACCGTCCACCATAATCTGGTTCTCTTCGTCCACCCAACGGGGCTTCGCTGGATAACCCAGAGAGAGGTACTTATAAACAGTCGTGTGCCCCAGTTTCAAAAGCCGCGCTACTTCATGTCCGTTTCGCTTTTCGGCGTAGAGTTGTCTGATCTGCTCTGGCTCCGCTTTTCTCTTGCCTCGTCGATCAGCCGGCGGATGACTTCGCCGATGCTGATTCCCCTGGTAAAACTCTCCGCCCTCAGCCAGGTGTACTGCACTTTGTTCACCAGTACATGCAGCTTGTGCCACAACGATAACACCTCCCTTGTGGTATTGTGGAAGCAATGGGCAAAAAATTTTTGCCCCGCTGAAGCAGGGCTACTCATCATTCCTCTGCTTTAAACAGCCACCCGTCCCGGGCAAAGGCAACGGGGATCATGCTACCATCGTCGGTAAAAGACATCAGCTTAAATAAATCCTCTTTGCTCAGGCCGCTTACTGTCTTGTTTCTGTGGTCTATCTCGTATTTATCAACACCCGCTTCTTCTAAGAATTTGATTGCGTCAAACACCTGAATCTACCTCCCAGTAATTGCACCGGAGTTTAATTCTCGCTCCGTTATTGAACTTTTCGTCCAGCAAAAGTTCAATAAGCCTACACTTGCCGAATCCTTCCCAAATGTAATGCTTGCACGTTCCGCAGTTTATCTTTTCCGTGCCTTCTTCTTTTGCTTCCCACAGGAGACACCCTCTAGAATTGACCATCAAGAATCCCCCACCTGTCCTTCCAGCTTAGATCGTTACAGGGTTGCCGGTCGGCCAGTTCCGCCTTTTTGGCTGCGTTCCATGCGTCTACGGGGGCCAGGTAGCCGGTTATCCGGCGGATTCTTTTAATCGGGGAGCGCGGGTAAGATTTGATTTCCACCTCATTGCCGTCTGCCGCCATTTCAATCTTTGCCAACGGATATTGCTTACCTTCCCACCTTTGGCGCTCTTCCGCTATAATTTCTTCCACCTGTTTTTCGTGTATTTCGCCGCGAACAATCACAGTAATGTCGTCTACTATGAAGCGCTTTTCGTCAGGCATCGCCATCGATCATCCCTTCGTAAGCAAAGGAAACGATTGCTTCTTCTTCAACCCAGCGTCCGCAGGAGAGGCATTTCAGCTTGCTGGCGAAGGGCGTTAGGCGGTTTGCCTCGGTAATTGTCTTGCAGTATGGGCATTTAACCTTGTAAATTTCGCCCTGGAGAACCATGCGAAAAACCTCCTAATTGAACAAAAGTATAACAAACCTCTTGTTATTGTACTTTTTGCCTCCGAAAGTTTAATTTGGCCTGGTCAGTATGATCTCGCGTGTGTCTGCCCGATATTCAACGATATAGCCCATGTTTCCAGCCACAAATCGCAAAGGTATCATGGTTCGGGCCTTGTCGGTAATAAAAGGTTCCTGATCCATAAGCACCTGCAAGCCGTCTACCACAGCTATCTTGTTGCCAATGGTGAGTTCGATCTTTTTTGCGGCCTGGGGAGCGGCCAGATCCAACGCCGTCCACGCTTCATAAAAAGCCCACCCCATGTCGGTTTTGTATGTAACCCAGGGGTAAGGCAACCAAGCGTAGCCGTTATCACCCCAAGACGTTCCCCAGGAATTACGCAGGAGGAAAGCCTGCCTCTCGTCGCTGTACCCCACCAGCGCTACGGCATGGCCGCCGAGTATTCTGCCACCTGGAAGTGGAATGGCGTAATCCGGCGGCTTTACGTTGAGGAAGTTGCTACACACCAGCACGGCAGCCAGAACGACGCCTTCCTGATAGATTGCCCTTTTGAGTTCTTCTACCTTACCCGTACGGTTTTTGTCGGTAAAGTTACAAACCGAGGCATAAGTTTGGATTTTGTATTTTGCGGCGGAAGTATTCAGGTTAGACGGCAGAGCAGGCACGTTCTTATCGCTGGTTAGCCAGGAATACGGTAGTTGCTCCTCTGTACACACACCGAAATCACGAAGAACTTTGAGAGCTACCCTTGGGTAAGTTCCGGTCTGGTCAGGTATCCCGTCCATCTGCTTGCATTTAGCGTAGAGGTATGCTACGGATAAACCGCTGGCTGGGAAGTCTCCCTGTACGGTCTCCTGAAAAGCCTTCAGACCCCAGCAGGAGGCCGCCGCAACACAGGTTCCGTAAGAACCCTGGTTCCATACCGGCGGCAGGTTCGAGCGGTAGTCTACTTCAAACGGTATCTGTTCTGCCGTAAGTTGCGGTACAAGGTTAGCGTACCTATAATCCCGATAATCCGGCGAGGACGGATATGCTCCGGTAACGTAGTCACCTGCGCCGCCTAAAGCCGTGGTCAGTTCGTTCATGGCTTTACGCCAAAGATTCCACGCCATTATTTCGTACCCCCCATTTTAAAGCCCATTTTCGGGCAGAAAAGGAAGCGGGGATACTTCTATATATCCCCGCCCCGTTTAACGCAAATTTTGGCCGTATTTGGCGTTAGGTAAGATTCTTAAAGGCCGTGTACAGCTTCACAAGCAAAGCATCGAGATTCTTAATGTATCTTAGAGCACCTCTCCAATAATCCGGGTTACTAATGATACCTCTGCTCACCAGCCAATCAATTACTTGCTCCGGATTAACTTTATCTACGAAATTCACTCCCAGGTATTGGCATATTGCTTTTGCTATCACCTTACCTACAAGTTCTTGATTCCCCGCGTTGGTCAGCCAAGCCTCTTCTATAGGGTTGGAAAGAAAAGCCACTTCCACCAGGGCAGCGGGCATAGCGGTATGGCGTAGCACATAGAAATGTGCTTCCTTCACTCCTCTGTTTTGTAACTCGGTAGCCTCTCCCGCCGTGACGGGAATATCTGCTTCCTTCACGGCAATAATTTTGCCAGACGGCGTATTGGTGGCAAGGAATAGTTGCATGTTCAGTAGGTTCGCCAGTCGCAGGCCCTCCTTGCTCCCCTCGTAGTAGTAGACTTCCAGACCGTTGGCCTCCGGGTTCTCGCTTGCGTTAGCGTGGATCGAGACAAAGCACGAGGCACCAGACTTATTTGCTATGTCACATCGTTGCTGAAGGCTTACGTCTACATCATTCTTGCGGGTCATTACAACTTCAACGCCTTGCTTACTCAGCCACCCGCTTGCACAGAAAGCAATACTGAGGTTAACGTGCTTTTCGGTAACGCCCATGGATCCTAAGGCTCCCGGGTCTCGTCAGCGGCCCCCGTGGCCAGGATCAACGCACGCAATCAGGGGCATTTAGACCACCTCCTTTTTTCTTTTTAGCACCCTTCTGGTTCAGTTGTGTCGCTTGTCCAGTCGAAAACTATTCCCTCCACGTCAGGATCAGCAAAATCCAGATCAGCGTCAGGGGCATCGCAAAGAGGGCAAACAGGGAAATTACTTCGGTATAACATTTTCTTTCGTCCCCTCACTTTTTTTCTTGATCTGATCAAGGGCATCTTTAATCACGCCCGGGATAGGTATATCCATCCTGCTTAAATTTTCCAGTATGGATAAACCCTCATTTGCAATGTAGAAGAATATCGCCAGGTTGCGCAGGATTTCCGCGCCAAGCAGAATATCCAGCCAGTACCCAATCGCCACGGGTACAAACAACAGAATCTTCTTCGCAATGCCCCGCAGCCCTACATTTGAATCCAACTTCTTTTCGTACCATGCAGCGGTCAAGCCGGCGATATAATCCATTACCACGAATATAACGAGGATTTTTAGCGCCACGTCCCAACCTCCCAGCAAACCGACCAGAAGGCCGCCGACAATTGCAACAGCCGCTTTGATTGAAGGTATTAAGTTGTCCATGTAACCACGCCCCTTTCCGCAAAAATTAAAGCCGCCTATTTCGGCGGCAGTCATCTCTTTTGTTGTGTTATCTCGCTGAATGTTCTTCATTACTTGTTACATGATTGTCGAATCTTTCCGCAAACCTATGGACCTGTTCCTCATGTCTGGTAACTCGGATCTCAAGGAGACATTCAAATTCCCATCTCCTTGATTAAATTAAGCTCGTTAAGTTGTTGTATTAAGTCATCCTTGCGTTTTTGCAAATGTGCTATATTGCGTTCGATGTTCTCCAGCTCGCACTTTTTCCGCTTAATGATTTGCTCAACTTCCGCTTCGTGAATTTCTCTTTCTTGAATAATGACTATTTTTTCTCCACGCTTCTCAAAATTCAACGTCAAACACCTCCGGTATCCTCAAGCCAGAATATCCTTTTCTAACAGCAGATAATAACCAGACAAAGACTGTATTGCTTGTTCCGACATTTCTTTCTTTTACCATAAACCAAGAATCACCTATCTCTGCAACATAAAGACCGACATCGGCGTAGGGAGTAATATGGATAAGCCAGGGGGTCAAGTCTGAATTAGGTTCAATACACTCCAGAAAAATGGGATCAAGTTCGACCACACATTCCCCGTTTACTAATTGTGCCTTACCTTCGTCAATAAACCTAACTTCAGGAGACTCTCGCACACTGAGTAGTCTCACGCCAAAGTTCTCGGTCTTTTGGGCACAATTCTTAGTTCCAGAAGCAACCGTTAAGCCACCATAAAAGGTGTTTGTTCCCGAACCTGCATCAAAGCGATTGCCTCGTTTGTCTTCTACCCCCCCATAGGGTCCCATTGTGATAGACTCGTCGGTATCAGAATCGAGAGATATTCCCGAACCATTCTTGCCCCAGAGCCACAATTCACGTGTTGAAGCCCCATTAAGAAGAATCCGTGCTCTCTCAGTTCCTGCATCGTAAAGACTTATAGATCCCTGATCACCATCAGTAGAAATTTCGATTACTGTTCCGGTTAAACCTACACCACGTAGAATACCACCTGGATCTATTTGAATGTATTGTTTTGTTGCTTCGGGTGTGCCGGACTTTATTGAAGTTGCATATATCTCCCCATTAGTGACCTTCAACCCATACTTCCCCGCCGCATACTGCCCCATATGCGTCCGCAGGTTGCCTTGGTCGTCATATATCCTGATCCCGCCTTCGACGGGAGGAGCAACAAGGGTTACTTCGCCGTTCTTGCTCCACAGCCCAAACCGCCGCACCGTAGGCTTCAGGTGGCCGTCGCAGCTCATGAGGTAGGTGGTGTATTCATCGACCACCAGCGGTAACCCGCTATTATACTCCGCCTGGTGCTCGGAGAGGATCTGCGCTTTGCTCATCACAGCGAAGTCGGAAATGATGCCGTTGGCTTGCTTTGCTCCTGCCCAACCACTTTGAGCACAACCGACACGCATTGTTGCAGGTAAAGTGCCTACAGGCTCGACGTATGACAAATCAGAACCAAGTTGAGATCCGTTACAACAAAGTCGCAAAACGGAACCATTGCTAGAAAAGGATATTAGATACGAATTGCCCTGTTGTAACGCAGAGCCCGTTTCAATTTTATACTCGTTGCCATTTGATTTGACAAGTCCAATAACCGCGCCACCCCAACCCAGCCCAAGAAGATAGAAGTTGTTTGCGTCAATATAGCACTCCCAAAGCGTTTTAACGAAATTGTTCACGTTGGTAGGTATTTGAGGCGTATACCTCAGCTTCACCGTCCAGTTACCCTTCTGGAACACCCCCGCCGTGGGGGCGGTGAGGACTTCAGCGGCTCTGGAGCCGTCCATTATGCTTGTCGCAAATGCCTTCTGCTCAAGCTGGACGAACTCAACCTCGATGGGGCGGGTGGAGAAGGTGAATATTCGCAAGTCTACCGAAGAAGGAACGGATTGGCTGTCGAAACCGTCCTTTTTGAAATTCTGGAAAGCGGTGGTTAGCTGGCTGGAGGAAATATCTAATTCCTGCTCGGCGTTGTCATAATCAGAAGCATGTAGGTCTAAAACTAGCGTGTCTGCCGTCCCGCTTGCATCTTTATACCTCGCCCTTATCAAGAAGCTATGTTTCGTGTTCTGCGCCAGATTGGTCAGGGTGCATTGACACCCACTCACGGTCGTTCCATCAGGGCTTTGTAGAGTTAAAACGCCATCGGCTATTGAAGCACCGGAACCGAAAAACGCCCACCCCGTTGAGCTGTTGAAAAGCGGGTCGGCCCCAGCGTTGGTCTTGACAAGGTTGGCGTTGGCCTCTTCGCTCATCACGCCCTGCTGGACGTAGTAAACGGTGAAGTCCAGCGCACGAAAAGCTGTAGCAGAGTGGTTCCGTAACCCCACGCCGCCGCCAGCGAATGTGGTGTCGGTGACGGAAATCACTTTGTCATCTCGCAACGCCAGCAGGTAGTAATTGTTATTATCCTGATACCTCGCCACAATCCCGCCGTCGTCAGCCTGGTCGCTGTTCACCACAATCTCGCAGTCCTGCAAAAGCAGGTCGTTTTTGATCAAGGTCGCCTGCGTCCCGCCAGTCCCCGTCAGCACCCCGTCGGAAACCGCCCACGTCGCCGGGGAATCCCCGCCGCTGGTGTACTGCGAGAGTTGGTCGGTGTCGAACAGGTCTTGCCACACGGGAGCAGGAAGAGGGGCGTATTCGTAGCGCGGCTGGTTAGTGGATACCTGGGAGCCATCCTGCTTGTAGGCTATGCTGTCTCTTGTGAAATTAGCTGTCTGCTCGCCCAGGGTTTCGTACCAGCCCAAATGTCCCATGAGATCGCCGGAGGCATTGTAAACTTTTACGCCGTCTTCTCGGTATTTCGCATAGCCGGTTTCGCTGTCTCCGTAGATGTTTAGCCCGTCAAACGTCAGAGCCGTCCGCCAGGTTTGACCGCCGTCTTTAGTGAAGCGGATGCCTTCTTTGGAGAGCCGGATCTGCTCGTTGCCGTCGGCGGGATTGACGATATACAGATAATCCCCAGCCCAATAAAAGTTGGTATTTCCGCGGATGGTTATCAAGTTGGTGAGGATTGATCCCACTTTGAGGAAATCTGCATTTATTGCCCCGTCCATAGTCATCGCTACAGTATATTCCCGCAAGGGGTTATCCAACCCTGTGCAGTTATCGCTGTATCCCAATCCCCCCATATTCCAACGCCAGATCTTCACTGCCTGCTCAGGGTCGGGGTTGTCCATAATAAGAATCTCGTTTGTCTCGTTGGGTGCCTTGCGGATGAGAACGTACCCCTCTATAGCGTCCTTAATCAACTGTGTGGACTGGTTGGCGGCCTGGGCGACCTCTTGCGCGTCCCTGGCGATCGCTATGACTGAAGCAACGGTTTTGGCTTGCTGAGGCTGAACCCCACGGAGCAGGCTGCCCTTGCCTGCCGCCCGGATGATGTGCCCGCCCCGGTAGCGCCAGGTAGAGTGGGTGATGAGGCTCACCACGTCGCCGCCGCTGATCACGCCCGTATCAGGCAGGGTGATCCAGTCCCCCGCCTGCAGGGCCGGATCGCCAGCGAAGAAGACGTTATAGGGGGTATATTCGGCTTGGGTGATTTGGCTGAGCAAATTACTCAGGATAGTGTTTATTTCAGACGCTTCTTTGCCGGACAGCAGCGGGTTCTCCTCCAGGGTCATGGTCATGCCGTCCGTACCCTGGGCATAGTCAGTCTCTCCCACCCTCATGGTAACCTTAGTGATCTTTACTGCAAAATCGGAAACGTCGGTGCTGAACCGCCCAGCCTTGGCAACCGTCTTTACGCTTGTACCCAAGGTGACTGGTACAATTTCGAGTTGTCCCAACCGGTTCATCCTGGCGAATGCGCCCAATGCCTGGCAGATCCACATCATGAGATCACGGCAGGTGCTGACTTTGCTCGCCGCCGGCAGGGTCAACTCTACTGTACCATTAGCCATGCTTTCTATGTCTTCTTGACTAGCAGCGAGTGTTACGCCTACTTTGGTGCAACAGGAACTGATGATCGCGTGGGGGGTTCCTGATGTGAGCACGTCGGTTAGGTCAACGTCGAAGAGGATCATCCCGTCCAGGGCCTTGAGTCCAATGCTATTGGTCTTCCTATTTATCTCAGTTACATAGTAGTACCCTAGCGGTACGTATTCATATTGTCCCTCGCCTACATCTATGCCAAATTGGGGAGCAATTCGTGCTCCGTTAAGGGAGTAAGGACTCTCAAGGACTTCAGCTAGCACCTGTGTTGCGGATAGGTAAGCGAAGTCCGTCCAAATCTCCGTTGGTGCTGTTAGCGTTAGCCCCATTTCGGAAGCATAAACATTGCCAACTTCAATATCTTCTCCGGACACGCACTGTTCCGTGAAGTACAGGCTTCCTTGTGCTATGACAGCATCGGTCACTTCAATGACGGAGTCGTCTGCGAGCGTAATTGTCCCAGCTATTCGCACGTTGCGTGTCTCTTGTGCAATTGCAGCCTTGTATGCTTCACTTACAGGATACATTGACTTCGCCTCCACTATTGCCGTTCCCGTTAGTTGAGAAATGGTTCTAAATCCTTGTACGAAAACGAATTGTATTCGACACCATTTTCATTAAAATACTCACGCACTTTATCAACTAGTTCTTGGTTTATTTGCTTTGTTATTTGCATCTTACGACCAAATTCATCTATATAAGTTTGACTCAAAGCCCACTTAACGGCATCTTTTGTTTCAACTGGCATCATTAATTAGGCACCCCCATCAGGAAAACTGTGCAACTTCCACTTGTTGGAGCAACAGAAGCTCGCAGAAGAATCTGAATATCAACTAAAGGTAATTCTTTCAACCACTCCATTTCGGAAGTAACAAGGTATGGTGCTGTCATGTCCGCAGGCAAAATAATCCTTCTTTCACTATCACTCCACGCAGTACCGTCCCATACAAAAAAACCTGAACCTTCGAGTGTCACAATCAATTCCACATCTTGATCGTGCGTATTTTTTGCCCACAACGATATGCGTTTATAACTTGATATATCAAAAACAGTCGAAAAATGTATGTCTGTATCGGTTATAGCTAGGGCGTCAAAAATCATTACTTTTGTAACATTTCTGCCCGTTAGCTTAGTAGGCACTGCCTCAGCGTCCGGGTTAACCACCTTCACATTGCCGGGATTAACCGCCGTCAGCAGAGGGTTGCCGTTTGCATCGTAAAGGAGAACCCGGCTTGCCCCGTTGCGGCCCTCCAGCGGCTCATAAGAATCCGAAGACGGATTATAATATTGCGGTATGGGCTTCTGGTTTACGTCTTTTTTAATCGCCACAGTATTGTATGCCATGCTGCAATCCCCTTCCTAGAATTCAATCAACGCCGCCGACAACTCCCAGAGACTGTTGTCCGGGTCAACGCTGTCATATTTGATCAGCTGGGCATCCCGATTACCGGAATACATATCTCGTGTAGGTGTGGTGGAGGTAGTGAACTGGGCGGGTGCAATAGCATCCGTTATCGTCTTCAGTTGCGTTTTCGTAACCTTCCATTTCACCTGGATTTTGTATACCCCAGCCCGGACGCGATCCCGCACCAGAACGCCGGTTTCGGTGCGCCTGGTGTTCTCGCTATCGATGTCCTGAAGGCTGACTCCATATTCGCTCGGTGCTGGCATATCTACGCCGCCAATACTGATCAGTGCCATAGCTACTACCTCCCGTTGCTCCGCAGATTACGGCGTTCCTGCGCCCGGTAAATGTACGCCTCAACCTGCTCATTGCCGATGTAAACGTAGATGTCGCCCGTGCCCGCCAATTGAGTAGTGCGAAAGGCCGCCGCTATGCGCTCGGCCAGCTTGTCCATCCAGCTGGTGTCAGACAGGGGCAACAACGCTTCGGGGCCGCGCTCGCCCACGCCGATAACGGCGGGCCGGGTAATTATGCCGCCCTCGCCGTACCAGCGCACGTCTATGTCGGGCACAGGAAGAGATATCCCTGCTATAGACTTGGAACCGATACTGAAACTGAAATGCGGAGTAGGGATACGCAAGGACTTAATTCCGTCAATTAACCTGTCAATAATATCCCGCCCCCACCAGTACGCCCGGCTCGGGATGGACTTGATATAACCCCAGGCTTCGTTTAGCCGGCTTTTGATTGTGGACGCTACATTAGAGCCGTATCTGCTTGCGCTGCTAACTATATTGCCCCATACCTTGTCGATCCTTGCTTTCATGTTGTCCCAGACGTTCAGAATGGAGTTTTTGATCGAACCCCATTTGTTACCGGCAGTTACCCGGAAGTTATCCCAGGACGATCTGAGGTAGCTACTTATATTGCTCCATTTTGTAGCTATGTTCTGCCGCATGTTGTCCCACCATCTGCCGCATGTTGTCCCACCAAGTTGATATGGTCATAACAATAGATTGCCACTTAGTACCGGCTACCCTTTTGAAATTATCCCACCAGCTGGAGATGGAGTTACTTATATTTTTCCAACAGTTGGATATGCCTTGCTTTAGTTCGTCCCAGTTGTCGAGTACAGTATTTACTATTTTTTCCCACCCGACGCTCGTCTTCTTTTTTATTCCACCCCAAAGGCCGGACACCCAGTCAGCAAAGTTACCCCACTTGATTTTTACCCCTTCCCATATATTGCCAGCCCAAGCTAGAAAGCCGTCCCACTTTTGTTGTATGCTGTCCCAGAGGGGGCCTGCCCAACCGACAACCCAATTGGTGAAGCTACTCCATCTCTCCTTTACACCTTCCCATAGCCCGGCTGCCCAGTCTTTAATTTTGCCCCAGTTTTTATATATAAGAACACCTATGGCGCCAACTGGCCCTGTAAGCGTAGCTAGAATTTCCCACCATTTTAATCCCGTTTTTTCCTTAATCCAGTCCCAGGCATTAACAAACCCTTGCTTTACCCAATCCCAAAATCCACTCAATGTCGGCTTCGCTTGATCCAGAACACTCATATCCAGACCGGGTAAAGTAGCAGCCTCAGGAGCCTCCAGTGCAGGCATAGCTATCTGATCCAACCCGACGGTTATATCTTCGGCGGCCCCGGCGGTATCGGCCATGAGGCGGTTGATTTCATCAAACGGTTGCAGGTTATCTTTTGCCGCCTTACCCGCCTTTTCCGTTCCATCAGCTTGTTCTTCCATCCCTTCCGCAGCCTGCTGGCTGGTATCGGCCATTTCCGTTTCCTGTCCGCTCATTGCTGCCAGCGTCTTCTCCAGGTTGGCCCGCTCCACGCTTGCGGCATACTTGCTCCAGAGCATGATTCCCCCGGTTACGGCGGCAGATACGCCCATTATCGCCCAGCCTAAAGGCCCCATGGCAGCCCATACTGAATACAGGGCTGTGCGAAGGACTTGCAATATTCCTACGTGGGCAATGCCGGCCATGGACGCCAAATGTAGCTGCAAACGGTATATTTGCACCGCCCGGGCCACGAAGTTTAGAATACCGGAAGTTACTACGGCCTCCCCCCTCATGACGGCAGTAGCAAGGGTAAAACTCACTATAGCGTTCCGCGCTAAGGTTAATACCCAAGTAACAGTCTTAAAAACTAAGAAAGCTGTTACGGCCCCTAGCACCACTGGTTTGATTATGGCCCAGTGCCTTGCTATCGCTTTCACTATAGTTTTCGTGGTATTCCAGAACCCCTGTAATATAGCCGTCATTGTATTGATAGCAGCGGCAAAATCTGCTCCGAATGCCTTAGTCAGTGCCACACTAAGCCCGAGCCTTCGAAAGGTGTCGTAAAAATCAGTTGCCCAATCCCGCACTCTCTGTAACCAGGAAGTTAAGCTTTTGAATAACCCCGATGTCAATGCCCCCATCGTCATGCGCCAGACATCTCGAATAGTAGAAGTGACACCTTTCCAAGTATTTTCCATGTTCTCCATCATGTTAGGAAAGCGTTTCTCCATGCCTTCGATGAGTATCTGAATGGCTTTATTTGCCGGGATTAAGCCTTTTTCGGAAAGTTTCATTACTTCCGCAGTAGATTTGCCCATCGCCTCAGCCAGCATCTCCCACGCCGGTATTCCTGCTTCTGTGAGCTGGCGCATTTCTTCCCCGGAGATTTTAGCCTTAGCACGCATCTGCCCTAAAGCAAGAATTATACGGTTTATGCCTTCTCGTCCTAAACCTAACCCGGCTGTGGCATCGCCTACGGCTTTCATCGTTGGCAAAACTTCTTCGGCCGCAAAACCCATTGCCATCATGCGCCTTGAAGCTTCGAGCAAATCGGGATACTCAAACGGCGTTCTGGCAGCAAAGTCGGCCATCTCATCCAAAAACGCCTGGGCCTTCTCTGCGCTGCCCAGCATGGTAGTAAAACCTATCCGGGCCTGCTCCATCATGGCATTGAAGTTTACAGCTTCGCCTACTACGGACTGAAAGCCGCGCCGAATGGCCTCAAAGAAGCCGATGCCGATGGCTACAGAGAAGGCATTCTTAAGCATATCACCGAGCCTGGTGCTTGTTGCCTGAGTCTGCTTTTCCATTCGGGCCAAACCCTGCTCGTACGCTTTTGTATCTATTCCAAGTTTGAATAAGAGTTCGCCTACGGTCATTTTTCCACCACCAATAAAAAATGAGGCAGGAGATTACCTCATTTTGTAGAATATTACCACCACTATAACTACCCAAAGGAGGATACTGAAATGGTTAGAATATTTATCTACTTTTGCCTGGTGATAGCACTTTTCTTATCTGCTGGGTGCTCTGCATCAGAACAAGATTCGAAAGTTCAACCGATCCAAGAAAAAGCCCAAGAAAAAGTAACTGTCCCTGAAAAACAGGCCCGAGAACAAGAAGCGGCCAAGGCTTTAGCAACTTACCTCTATGAGAACTTTGGGGGTGCTGGCGATCCTAAGTACGCTACATCTTGGTATAGCTCAATAAAGAGCATTCGTGTCGAATTGGAATCAGACGGTCAGGCTAATGTATTAGTGAATACGGATTATATAGCTGGCAAGAAAGATAAGTTAGCTGAAAAGATAGCCTCAACTATTGCAACCGCCATCGCAGGAAGCAGTGTGGTTGACGTTAAGTCTGTAACAGTATTTGGCCAAAACGGTATTGTAGGCTCATGGTCTTTTTTCCGAGACAACTAAACATTACCACGGCCCCTTTAACCCCTTAGCCTTCGCCTCCCGAACAAGCCCGACCCAGCGGTCTTCTTCCTGCTGGGCCTTCTTTGTCAACTTCTCCACCATTTTCTTCATCTCTTTGCTGATAAACGCATCCGGTTCTACCTGCTTCGGCTTCTTCTTGCCAAACATGCTGGCTACAGCACTTGCCCCATTGGTGATTACCGCTGCCAGGAAAGCCCAGCGGTTGCGCATTTCGTGGTATTCCTGCATAAACTTTTGCCTTTCAAGCTCCTTTAAGATGGCGACAAATTCGCTGGGTCTGAGTTGTCTCATTTCGTCCAGCGTCCAGCCGAATTCCCGGGCCAGTAAAACCGCTACTTCTGCGGTAAGCCACTCTGAGCTAAGGCCAGCATCGGCTTCAGCAATTTCTTTAGCCCTAAAAAATTTACGTCAACAAATGCCTCCAGAAGTGCCTCAATCTCGCTCATGTAAGCGTTCTTAATATCATCTTTAGTAAGTTCAGGGAGAACAACAGGGAGCTTTTTGTAGAGAATGTCGAAGTCCATGCTCCCCATCTCTTTTGCCAGGTCTATGTTGGCTATCTTCCCTTTGCTGGACGGGAAAAGTTCAACTATCAGTTTCTCAAGATCGCCGATTTTCTTTTCCTCAACCCGGATTTCTTTACCGGCAAACGAGATAACTTTATTTCGCATGTTTTAAGCCTCCTAGAGCCTTGGATAAAGCGGGCCTACGCCCTGAAAATCAATAGTCTCCTGCACCAAGCTATCTATGGCGGCTTCTATACCCTCTGAATTGATAAGCACAAATCCTTCCAGGCACTTTTGCGAAGCTCCGCTGTCTACGTAGAGTTTAACCACAATAATTTCCCCCAGAGATTTGAAAAACCTATCGTCGCCCCAGTATGCCTCTGCACTACCGCTCCAACCCTTCAGTACTTGCTGAAATTCTTTCCAGCCTCCACTTGCAAATGTAGTTGCTTCAGGCACTTCTGCATCAGTATCTACGCTCCAGTTGAAGAAGCCGCCGCACTGAACCAATGTAAGTGCCTCTCCAGAAACAGTTACAACATCTTCTGCGTTCAATGCTGAATCAAATACTACATAGCCACCAGCTCTTTCGAGAGTAAAGCCACTTGTAACTGGAGTGGCATTTACTTCAACCGTAATATCAGCGTCTAGCGGCCAGTAACGGTATGCCTCGTTGGTTATCTGATAGCGAGTATAAGTCGCATCTGCTGTGGTAGCTTCGTCCGTAAAAGATACAGGGGCCGTATCTATATCAGAGACATATATGGCCCCGATTTTCCCGGCAATTGCCATATTATCACCTTCATCTCGTTAGGTTAGGGTTACCGTCAGTTGCCCGGTCCCCTGAAAATCGCAAGAGAACCCGCCTTTGTCATCCACCGGCATCTCAATGGACGGCTTGACAAACGCGCTTCCTGAGAATTTTTTGGTTGCGTCGATTTTCAGGTCCAGGGTTACGGAGGTGCCATTTACCCAAGCGTTTATCAAGGCTACTTGCCCGGTGGTGTCGGTAGGCTCAAAGTTCCCCTCGAACGACCCAGACCATTCCTTCAGCCCGGCTAGGTATTCCTTCCAGCCAGCACTGTCAAAAGAAGTAGTTTCGATGTCGTCCGCGCCTAGATCAAGAGACCAGCTTTTTATTTCAGCTACTTTATTTGTGTCAAGATAAACACTTCCGCCCATTCCTGCAATTGCCATTGTTTATTCAACCTCCTTAATCACTCTAAAGTTGCACACGAAAACAGCCCTGTTGTTCTCGTCCCGCTCCAGAAAAAACGGGCTTTGATTTGCCCGGATAAGCAAATAACGGTGGTTGTTTACCACCGTTTCCGCCACGCCGTGCAGAACATTTTTTACTTGCTCTATCTTCTGCCGTCCGGCTTCGTAACTCTTGTTCCGCACTTGCACCTGCAGGCCGGGATACTCTCCGGGCCAGTGCAAGTCCGGCGGTTCGCCAGCATACTCGAATATTGCTACTGCATTGTTCGGGCCAACTGGCCAACTTCCCAAAAAAATATCGACACCGACCGTGCCGACACCGTTTGTCTGGAGGTAACTTGCAATGTCATCAAGCAACACTTACTCGATCACCCGCCTCAGTCGCCTGGCCAATCGTGAAGGCAGTTTCGGTGTGGCGGCCTTTACAGGGTCTTCAAGATATTTCCATTTACCTGTTTTCGCCCAAGTTTTGTAACGCTGGCCACTCGGGCTAACACCGCCAGTTTTCCCAGCGCGGGGGTTCTCATGGACCGCTACGGCATATGGTGCTGCTGGGCCGCCATATACCATTTCTACTACTGTTCGGGGAGCCTCCGCTCTCGATATTCTTACATAGCCGGTACTCCTCAGCGTCCCCGTGTCCACCGGGCATTGCTTCTTGCTCTCGGTCATGATCAGTTCCGCCTCGGCGTACAGGGCCTTCTCTAACTCGGCCTGCGCTCGCTCACCCAGCTTTTCCAAGGTGCGCTGCAATTCTTTCGTGCCTTCGACCTTAACTGTTACCTCCATCAAATGCCACCTAACTTTTAGCTTTCTATAATTGAGAACCGTAATAATATTGTACTGCTTGCGGCGCCATCGTTGGTGATTGATATAACGTAGTCTTCGTTTGTCTTGAGCACCAGTGGTTTCTGTCCTGAAAGTATGTCGCCCCCAACTGCCTTAAATCCCACAGACCCGCCAACGTAGAACTCATCAATCTGAGTACCGCCGGAAACTCCAGCTGGGTCAGAGTAAGCGCTTACAGAAGAAGTGTTCGAGCTAGCACGGTTGCGGTTGATTAGTGCAATAGCAGAAGAACCGTCCGTTATAGTGGGGTTTTCGTACATCTTCAGCGTCATTTTATCCCCGTCGGTCACAACGGAATCAACTATAAAACATACAGCATCGCTATCTGTTTTTATCTGTAGATAGGCGGTTGCCTCGGCATCAATCGTATATTTCACATATCCGTGGTACGCATAGCCATCAAAACAGCGTTTACACAAGAAATCCAAGAACACAAATGCATTTTGCGTTTTGTCGTAGCCGTTTGCAGTCTTTATGGTTGCTGTGCTCATGTGTTCACCACCTTGTGATGCGTGCTCCCAGTTTCGTCGGGGAGCGCCTCTATGGATAGAATCACCGGTTGGCTTCCATCCGGTAAGGTGATCTTGTCCTGAACGCCGACACTCACCGAGCCGTCTAGGTACACCTGCGCAGTGCTGACAACTTCCTGTCCCATTCTGTCCCGCACTAATTTCGTCTTGCGTTGCACAAAAGCAGAATACTGAACTGAATCGCCATATTGCGGTTCGCCATAAGCATTGACGCTGGTAAACGGTTCTATTGTAACTGTCTGGTTAAACCATTCTAGAAAGTCCTGCTCCAGTGCCATCAGTCATCATCCTCATCGGCTAAAACAGAATCGTTTTCCATCATGCCGAGCTCAAACCGCGCGTCCTCTTCCGGTTTCTGCCATGTCGGGCATGCCGATGAAGTCAGGGCGCGCTTCTCAAGGTCGGCAGCTAGGGACATATAAGCCTGCGCTTTTTGGCTGAGGCTGATGCGCAGGTCTCCGACAGCTTTGTCTGCCTGCCGGGAAAATCTTGCCGCTATTGCCTTTGCTGCGCGGCTTGCGGCCAGCAGGACGTTTGTAGTTTCGCCCAGCAGGTAGCTGATCTCCTCGTCTTGCAGAAGTTGATCCGACTGGTCCGTGTCGCCGATGTGGAAGCGCACTTTGTCCTTGTCGGTCGGCAAAGTGCTATCGTAGCTCCAAGTCATCTAACCCACCGCCTAAAAAACTACTCAGTAATCTCTGGGCCATTGGGCATTCCTTCGTCTTCCTCTGTTAACTTCAGCCAGTATTCGCAGTCCTGTATCGCGCCATTATAAGCGTTGAGGTTGGCGATAAGCTGTTCACGCTCGGCCTTCAGCTTCGCCAACCTCTGTTCAATCATCTCTCTCGTTAACACTCCTTCACCACCTAGCTAGCTGAGTAAAGTGGAATAGCATAGTCTGCGCCGTCTAGGTTGACCTTCAGCCATTTTTTTGTCGTGCCAGCATATTCACTGTCCGTGAGCATATCCCTAGCAGACCCGGGTATGGTCAAAAACACGTCCGGCAGCGCGATCCCCTGGAAGTGCAGGGCTGACTTCGCAACTCCCGAACCCTGGAGCGACATAAGGACGAATGCATCTACAGAACTGCCTTTGGCCGTAGTCTCTCTTTGTAGCCACAAGTTGGACTGATAATCAGTCGCTCCTACTTCAGTAAGGTGAACGTTCCAGCCTGTAACAGTTTGTGCAGACAAATCCGGAGTTCCGTTTTTGCCGATGTAAATATAACCGCCGTTGACGTTTGCGGTTTCTCCTACCGTCAGATCGGCGGCCAAGCCGTTCCACTGAGAAACAGCAGAGCCTCCTGTCTTTGCTCCAGTAGCCGCTAGAAAACGTCGAACTATCTGTAACTGTTAGAGAAAACGCATCGTCCGCAGCTTCGCTGGCAATCGTGCCAAGTGCTACGTCCACCGCTCCGGCTGCACTGTTAGTAATAGTGGAACCTTTGTTCAAAGTAATTTTTCCTGTAACCAAAGCACCGACTATCGCTTTACCTTTCGTCAGCAAATTCACCTATCATCCCTCACTTTCCCTTTGCCTTGTCAAGATTGAGCGGAGCAAGTTTCTCCATCAGTCGCTCTTCTCGCTCCGCCATCCTGTCTTCTTCCTCCGGCGTCAGCACTTTGCCGGAATGCCGCTTGTCACCATGATGCTCACGCTCTGCGAGGCCGATAAACTCAGCCCCGCAGATGCCGCATCTATAGATTTCAGCCTTTCTTTCAACCGGAGCAAAATACTCGAGGCGCACGAGTTTCTCATCATTTCGTGCGCCTACGAGTTCAGTAATCTGTCCGCGATCTAATTCTTGGCCAGCGTAGGCGAATGGCCTCCTGGCCCAGTACTTTTTAGCCATTACGCCACCGCCCCCGACATGAAGAGACCGGCATTTGTTCCGACGGCCTTCTGGTCGTAGTAGGTGTTTGCTTCGAAGATGTCCACTTCACGTTCCTCGTCCCTCATGCGCTTGATATACTGGAGTGCGTTCGGCACCACTTGCCATACGAAGGTGTAACCAGCAGCAGGCGTTAAGAGCGAAGGCCGCGCCGGTACGTAGATCATCAGGGCGTTCTTACCCCAAATCCGGGAATAGCTTACAGATGCTTCAGCGGTTCCTTCAGCAGAAGTAGTGTAAATCGCCCGGCCAATTAAAACTTTGTCGAACTCGGCCAGGGAAGCGAATAGGTCTTTAGTCAGCTGACCTTTCTGCGTATACTTGATCGTGTCAATAAGGTCGGGGTGCCACTTCAGCTTTAACCAGACCTGTTTGCCCATAACCAGAACATTCGGCTCTCGGCCAATTGCAGCTTCCACTGTGTCCTTGTAGTCGTCGAGGTCAGTCAGTGGGCTAGAGTTGGCATAGTCGCTCCAGACGGTGAAATCGCTACCACCGGTCTTGTCCGTACCCCACACTGAAGTGGTGAAAAAGTCAGTTGCAAACGCGACCTCGCGCCGCATCTGGATCTTGTCCGTCACCCATTCGGTGGCGTCCCGGTCAAGGTTGAACGGAGCATCCGCGTTCTTCCTGGTGTCGTCGTCGATTTCCTTACGAATAGAGTAACGGTCGCAGAAGTATTTGGCAGTAGTTGTTACCTTCCATCCGCCGCCGGCAGACTTCGTGCCGGGCGCACGAAGCTTAGCCTCATCCCGGAACCAGTGGGACTGGTCGTACTGCGGGATGATGTCGGACTGCTTCTGCACCGGTACAATTGGGAATATCTGGTCGGCGATGTACTCGGGGTTTTTATATGCAATAGAAATATTGGTAAGAAGTTGATCAATATGGAGACTTGAAGCCGCAGGACTAGGCATTACTAATCACTCTCCTTAAATCAATTTACCAAACTAAGATGTGCTCAGCGTGAACGGCCCAGTCAGCAGGACACGAATAATCGTGCCATCTGCAGACGACGCGTCAAGCGCAATACCGGCAATAAAATCCTTGTCCGTTGACTTCTTAACCGCTTTGCCGCTCGCGTCTGTCCCGACGTAATCGCCAACGGCGATCGCCGTACTGGAACCGTCGGACACGACTTTGCTGATGCCGAGCACCCTCACCTGAGCCGCGTGGTACTGGGTCGGTTTGTTCTGCAGTACACCAATCGCTTTATCGGTAGCACCGTCGCAGACATCCACCTGGTCGGCGGCGCTAAGCTCAACAAAGTAGTACTGGTACGAACTCAGATCGTTCTCGGCCTTTGCGCTGATGTCGAATACGGCCATTTCGGTTGCCATTAGTCATCTACCTCCTCTTAAATTCTTACCGCGGTTTCTTTGCGGTACTGTTCATAAAGCTGCGGGTTTTCGGCCAGCACCTTTGCCAGCGCATCCATCCTGCTCAGATTGGCGTCTTTCTGCACCAGTCCGGCTGCCATAGCCTCGACCTTGGCGACAGCAGAATCGCCAGCAGGAGTTCCACCACGCCCAATCTCGGCGTAAAGCGCACCTTTCTCAATGGCTTCATTAGCTGCCTTCAGCACGCCCTCAAGCTTGGTGTATTCTTCCGGCGCCTTCTCGGCCAGGCCTTTGAGCACCAACCCGAATTCCTCCGGCTTAGTTGGCAGGTTGGCAAACTCATCAGCAGCCTTTTGAATGAACTCTTTACGTAGCTGCTTGTCGCGCTCTTCTTTGAGAATCTTCTCAAGCTCTTCGGCTTTCTTGACGGCTTCCTGCTGCTCTTTCCAGAGAGCTTCTACGGCTGGGCGGACTTCCTCAGGAATGCCGGAGAAATCATAGCTGCCGTCCTCTTTTTTGGTCGGTGCCGGATAGCCATATTTCTTCTTCTTGTCCTCTTCGTCTTCGTCTTTTTTGTCTTTCTGCTTTTCAGTCGGCGCAGGGTAGCCATAACCGGCAAGACCAGCCAGGGTCTTCATGATGTCTTTCGGAAGCTCGTCCTTATATGCATTGAGCAGCCGTAAAGCTCCTTTTACAGCGTTCTGTGCCTTACCGGACAGCTTAGCTGCCTTCAGGACTTCTTCGACCTTCTGTTCGTCTTCAAGTTCGGTTTCCAAAACAGCCTTGAGAATTTCTTCCATAGCTGTATCATCCTCCTTGAAAATTAGGAACTTTTTACGATTGGCCCCGCGCGGGACAAGACTTACTTCCACAGCGTCTAAGTCTTTTAGTCTGTTCACACCTTACGCCACCTCCTCACGAATTCCAAAGCCCCCGACACTAAAGCCGGTATACTCGCCCTTTTTAACTGCTTGCCAGAGTCTGCCATCGGAGATGTGCACTCCCAGTATCCAGCTTCCTTTTTTCACCTTTTGCCCGCCCCATTCAAAGTCCATCGGGGCAATGTAACTCTCTACAACCTCGGCTTTAGCTCTTTTGCTATGCCTATCGCCTACTACCCGAGACTTCACCAAAAAACGATGAGCCGCCGCTTCGATTTCATCAGCGGAGATGGTATCACCCTGGGTATCCACGGTGTCGGGTTCCAAAACCACACCGTAAACAAGCCTTTGTTCCTCATCCGCCTTAATTATCGCGGCGTGGTACTCCTTTACTACTCTGCCTGTTTGCACGTTTATTTTTCTGGGCTTCTCACCCGGCTCATCAGCCCAGATAACCCACTTTTGCCCCTTTGCTTTTAGTTCGCTTATAACATCAGCGAGGTCATGGGCTTTGGTATACGGTTCTTGCGACTCAGGTCGGTTCACGAGCCACACCCTGCGCCCCTGTCCCATCGGGGCATACTGAATGAGCAGCCGGCCTTTGAGGTATTTACCATCCAAAAACAACTCTCGACCGTGTTCTCTGGCGAATGAAAACCGGTATTGCCCTCCATCGAGCTTGAAAAATTTACTGAAAGTCTTGCTCGTGGACCCAGGTCCGCCAGGTTCGGAGATATAGGGCCCTTTGTCTGTGATGGTAATCCACTCAACTGGCTGGAATAACTTGAACTGGCCTTGTAGACTGTCATCAGGCGGCAGTTCAAGCAGACGGCTGCCGTGTTCCGTTTTGCGGATGTCTTCGGTATCACCCTCAAAGACCGAAAAGCCCCAGGCTATCTCGTCGTCTATCTGGAAGCGCAGGTCGCCGTGAACACTATGATTGGTTTTCAATAGCTCCTCGTGACTGAGCTTGGTTTCTTCCTCTGTTAACCCGCGCCAGTGCATCTGGTAGGTGAAACGCCCCCTACCAGATTTCGGATACATGTTGTGCCATTCTTCTTTGTATAACTTCTCAGCCAATTCAGCCCTAGTGTCGCCCTCTTCGCCTATATCGTTGGCCTTTTTAAGCACATCCGTTTTCAGCCAGTTTGTCAAAGCTCGGTCCCATGCCTCATCGCTCCATCCCATCTCTTTAACCTCTTTTTTGCCGATAAGTTTATCAAGCGGTGGTTCACAATGGAATGCATGAACGTCCGGCATCTTCACTGCAATTGGCCGGGCTTTGCCGCCTTCTACAAGGTAATACCGTTCACCCCACCCATCGTTAACCCGCCAGATAGAACGACCGCTCTCCGAAGCTACTTCTCTTGCACTGTGACGCTCAACAGGCTCGCCAAACTTCTTCATACTTTTGGCGTAAGCTTCCTCAACCAAAGCCTTCGGATCAGCCTTGTTGACCTGCTCCAAAGCTCGCTTAATCTGCTTTATCTTGCGCGCCACTTCCCCGCTGTCCCCAAACCGCCTTATAGCCGCCGGGTGGGGTAAAACAAAATCCGCCCTATCACCCAGAGCGGATTT